GGCGGCATCCACTGGGTACGACTCGCGAGACAACGGGACGACAACGGCCAGGACGCAAGCGAGCCAAGCCGCCTATTCTGGCAACGTGTTTGTGTTTGCCCGGGAATCAGGCGGTTCTGCTGGCCTCTACACAGGTGCCAGGATCGCCTTCTACTCCATTGGCGAATCTCTAGACCTCGCCCTGCTAGACGCCCGGGTGTCGGCCCTCATCACCGCCATCGGAGCCGCGATCTGATGACGCTGGCCGATGTAACGCTGCCGGTGTCCTACGAGTGGGGCGTGGCTCACGCCTTGGTATTCGACGTTGCCCTGGCCCAGCGGCTCGCGCAAGTGCAGGCCCAGCACGGCGACCCGCGCCATGTGCCAGCCCCGCGAACGCTGACCGATGGGCGATTCATGCTCACGGCCGACATCCTGACCGAATGCGTCCCGGGCGGGCTGGTGTACGGCGGCTTCAGCCAGTTGGACGCCGGGCGGTTCGATGAGATTGAAGTGGTGCCGCTCGCGGAAGCCCTGGCCCTGCTGCCGGGCTGATGTCCGTAGACGCACAATCTTGCGACGGAACTATCCGGCGATTCCGGATAGTTGCCGAAACAGGCGTAGACTCGTTTGCCCAGCGGGGTACGATGGCGGGCATGAAGATTACAATCACGGCGCGGTATGTGGTTATTTGGCGTGACGGAGCAGCGGTGCGGATTCCGTACGCGCGATGACTGACGCTAGAGGCGGCATCGGAGGACTCACTATGGCACATGACGTAGCAGGGCCGTCCGTTGCATCGGCTGGTTCTGTGGCGTTGATCGCAAGCGTCGCGGCCATGTTGCTTTCGGGCTGGGCGATCTACAGGATTCAGCATCTTGCCGCCACTGATTGGGCGATTGCTCGCGCATACAGACGCGACACGGATGTTGTGTGCGACCTGATCAAAGAGACGCAAGTCCTGCGGGGGCGGATTGAGGCACTGGAGCGGCAAGCGGAGGGCAATCAATGAAGATCACGCTGAACGAAGACGAGCGGTACTACCTCACTGGTGCCCTGAAGCACGCCATCAAGCGGGTTCAGAAGCACGCCGAAAAGGTCTACAGCCTGCCGGATGGCGGCGGGGCTTACGAACTGACGACGCGAGATGCCAACTGGCTGCGGGATTTGCTCGCCCTGGTGGAGCGAAAGCCTGCGAAAGCCGGATGACGCTAGAGGCGGAACCTAACGCCCCAACCGTATGCGAGAAACGCCGAAAAACGTGTCTTATACGATACGATTGGGGCGACCGACGAGTGGCAACAGCGATCCCGGCGGGCAGGCACCGGCCCGATAATCCGGCCCGCCGAACCCGCCGGGATCGCCATTCTGGAGAGCAACGTGGCAGACATCCTGGCCGACTACCGCGAGTGGAGTGACGCCCAGCCGAGGGCGATCAAAACGCACGGCGACCGCTGCCATATGTGGCATGAGCGGTGCATGATCGACCGGCTCGCGGATGCGCTCGGACGGGCGAGGCTCACCGACGAGGAGCGTGAGGCGGTGGCGTACTACGTCGGCACGGGCGGCCCCGACGCGGTTGACGCCACGCTGCGGGGGCTGCTGGAGCGACTGAAATGAGGGTTGACCCTGACACCTGCACGGACGCCGACCTCCTGGCCGCCGAGGTGCGGCGATTGCAGGCGGTTATCGCCGCAAGCGATACGCTCACCGACGCGGAGCGGGCGGCGATTGAGTTGGCGATAGAGACATGGGTCTGTAAGCCACAACTCAAGGCCACGCTACGGGGGCTGCTGGAGCGGACGAAGTGAGAACACGCAGGATCAGCGGCTCGCGACCGCCGACGCAACTACACCACAAAGCGGAATCGCGAGTCCGCTGCATCCGTTGGTTCTCACTGCAGGAAAAAGGAATGGTTCCAGCAAAAACAATCCGCGTCCGCATAGCCGTGTGCGTGTCGGAGGATGGCGACTACTCCGCCAACGGCTGGTGCAACAAGGGCAAAAACGCCGGTCGCGAGGCGGCCAACATGGCGTATGAGTGCATGGACGGAAACGGCGGCGACAAACAGATTCGGTGGGTGGAGGCTGACGTTCCGGCCTATGAACTCAATGAGCCGACCGTTGAAGGGGCGGCAGTTAGCGTCGATGGGTGAGAACCAGTGTGTCTGCGGAACGTGATAACGCACGGCACTAGATAAAGAGGCTACGGAAGATGGCAGAAAGCCGCATGTTGTGTGCAGCGAAACGTATCACTCCTGATACACAGCCCAAATGAAAGCCACCCTCACGTTCAACCTCCCCGACGAACAGGGCGAGTTCGACGCCGCACGGCTGGGCAGCCAGGCGTTGACCACCCTGTGGGACATCGACCAGCGGTGCCGCAGCTTGTTGAAGCATGGGTCGCCGACGCCAGATGCGGCACGGCTGGCGGAAGAGATACGGGGCATGATCCCAGGGGAGATGCTCGAGGTGTAACTGCAAGCCTCGCCCCTGCACTGCCTAGCCTATAGGCATTGGCCTCGTTGCAGGCTTTGACCTGTGCCACCACCTGGAGCTCGCCCATGTCCGAGATCAAGATTCGCCGCCGCGTGCGTGACGTTGCTATCACCCTGCACACGGCAACCGCGCTGGCCACCACCATCAACCTGAGCGACATGGCTGGGGCTGTGGTGTCGATTGGCACCATCAGTACCAACGCCACGGCACTGCAGATGTTTGGTGCTACCGCAGCGGAAGGCCCCTTCCGTCGCCTGTACGGCTCGGATGGCTCGGCAGTGGACCTGACGCTGGCCCCCTCGAGCACGGACGGCCGAGCCTACTCGCTGCCCGATGCCGTGTTCGCGTTGCCCTGGCTCAAGATCGTCAGCGCCACGACCAACAGCACAGGCACTGCGGGCGTGGTCGTCATGAAGAGCTGATGCCCCATCGCATTCCAACCCACAGGCCGCTGCCCAAGTCCCGCCGCAAGCGAGACGAGAGCCTAAGGCCAAACGCGGCAGCCCGTGGGTATTGCGACAAGGCACACCGCAAGTGGCGGCAGGCTGTGCTGACCCGAGATGCTTGGGCCTGCGCGGACTGTGGGCGTATCGACCCGGCCAACCACGCGGACCACATAGTGCCGATTGCACAGGGTGGCGCGCGGTACGACGTGGCTAACGGGCAGACGCTGTGCATCCGGTGCCACGGACGCAAGACGCTAGCCGAGGCTAGGGCGGGCCACCCGGGCGGGGGAGGGCGGTCCTAGCCATACCGGCTTGCGCCTATACAAACCCCACGGTTTCCTTCACCGTACGCAGGGCCGAAATTGCAACTTTGGGAGCACTGACCATGCCTAAGGGCAGGAAGCCGACGCCTAAAGCCATCCTTAAGATTCGCGGCTCGCGGATTAGGGGGCCGCACAAGTCCGGGATTGACGCGCCGCCGGGCGTCCCGCAAGCCCCGGCGTGGATGTGCGAAATTGCACGGGCCGAGTGGGACCGGGTCGCGCCAATGCTTGAAGCGTCCAAGGTCATGAGCCCGCGCCACCAGCAGACGCTGGCGGCCTACTGTGACTCGTTCGCCGACATGGTGACGGCTGACCGCGAGCTCCAGGCCAACGGCACGACCATCATGGACGACAAGGGTAGGGTGAGTAATCACCCGGCATGGCTCCGCAAGCGTGACGCCCGCAACCAGCTGCTTAAGTTCGCGTCTGAGTTCGGCCTGACGGCGTCGGCACTTTCGAGGGTCTCGGCAGTTGAGCAAGCGAAGGCCACCGACGAAGACGCCGCCATCTTGTTCGGCTGAGTGCACCTGCGCCTCCTGCCGCGCGGTGAAGTTCTTCGAACGGTTCTTCACGCACGCCAAGGGCGACAAGGGTGGCCAGCCGTTCCTACTTGAGCCGTGGCAGCGCGACTACGTGCGGGCGTTGTTCGCCGAGCGTGACGGCCGGCGGCAGATCCGCACTTCGCTCCTTGCGGTGCCACGCAAGAACGGCAAGAGCACGCTGTGCGCTGGGCTGGCCCTGAAGCTGCTGATGGAGCCGGAGCCCGGCGGCGAGGTGTATTCCTGCGCCGCCTCGCGTGACCAGGCCAGGCTCGTGTTCGACACGGCACGCATCGCGGTTGAGCAGTCGCCTGTGTTGTCGCAGCACCTCAAGGTCTACCGCTCGGCCATCGTCTGCGAGAAGACGCACGCCACGTACAAGGCCCTGAGCGCTGAGGCCGGGATTCAACACGGACTTAACCCGAGCGGCGTCATCTTTGACGAGCTGCACGCTCAGCCCAACCGCGAGCTGGTGGACGTAATGGCCACGAGCATGGGGGCCAGGTCGCAGCCGCTCATGGTCTACATCACCACGGCCGGCTACGACCGCAAGAGCATCTGCTGGGAAATCTGGAAGTACGCCGAGAGTGTGGCGGCCGGGGCTGTGAAAGATGAGCGGTTTCTGTCGGCCATCTACGCCGCGGGGCCGAAGGCTGATTGGAAAGACGAGGCGACGTGGACCGCCGCCAATCCCAACCTGGGCGTGAGCGTGAAGCTCGACTTCCTGCGGAGCGAGTGTGCCAGGGCCGTGGAAATGCCCGCGTATGAGAACACCTTCCGCCAGCTGTACCTCAACCAGTGGACTGAGCAGGACACCCGCTGGCTACGCATGGACCACTGGGCACAGGGCAACGCTTCCTGTCCGGTGCCGCTCGAGGGCCGGGAGTGCTGGG